TCAGTTAAATCAACAAAATAATGCTATTCAACAAAATAATGACCCTAATTCTAATTTAGAAACAGATAAATCCGGAGTCGGTATTTCTTCTTTAATAGAGTAAATTATGAATAAAAAAATACCAACTGCAAAAGATATTTTGGACGCGTTAAATTTATTAATGAATTCTGACAAAAGCAAAGAAGAACCAATTATATTTAACACGATTTTTGATGAAGATGTAAATAAACAAAAGGAATTAAATAATGGCGTGGAATGAAAGTGAATTTATTGAGTTGTGTGCACATGTTTTTTCTGATGAACGCGGAAAAAGATTGTTAAATATTTTAAAAGAATATTACGTCGATATTCGTTACGAAAAGCCTTTGATGGAACAAAATAATAACAAATTAATATGGATGATTGGACAAAGAGACATTGTTCAAAAATTATTATTTGCGGTTGATGTTTTTAATTCACAAGAATAAAAGGAGCTTTTAAATGACAGAAATAGTTAATGAAAATCAAACTCAGAATGAAAGTTTAAATCAATCTAATGTTTCTAAACAAGAAAGCATAAACAATCCTGAAAATAATAACAATCCTGAAAGACCAGAGTGGCTAATGGATAATTTTAAAACTGTTGAGGAGCAAGCAAAAGCAGCAAAAGATCTAAGAGAAGCTTTATCAAAAAAATCCCCGGACGCTCCAGAACAATACAAATTAAATTTAGATCAAAGTTTAGTTGAAAAATATGGGTTAGAAGATAATGAAGTATTAAAAGAATTTTCTGACATAGCTAAACAGGCTAATATACCGCAAAAAAGCTTTGATAAATTAGTCGATTTTTATTTTTCAAATTTTGAAAAACAAGAATCTTACGAAGCAGAACTTAAAAATCAATCAGATGAAGAAACCCGAACAAAATTAGGTGAAAATTATCAAGAAAGAATTTCAAACATAGATTCGTGGGCTGAAAAAAATCTTCCTGAAAATTTATATTCTCGTTTTTTAGAAATATGCCAAACTGCTGAAGATGTTGAAATGTTTGAATCTTTAAAAGGTTATGTGCACGAAAAAACATTAATCCCTGGAAATTTAAGAACAGAAAGAGATTTAATTAGCAGAGATTCATTAGCAGAAAAAATGAAAGACCCGAGATATTTAACTGACGCTGAATTTACTAAACTTGTTCAACAAGGATACGAAAGACTAGCATCTTTTTAATTTTTTTGCTTTAAATATTCTGGCGGTTTATCAAAAACTTTTAAAAATTTTTTAATTGTGATTTTATTTGATGACAAAATATTTGAATCGATTATTTCTTGTATAGCTTGATCTCTATTTAATTTTGAACTTTTCATTATTTTTGCTATTTGATTTTCAAGATTTTGATTAATAATGCTTGTCGGGTCACCAAGTTCATTAAAAGTTACTTTTATTGGTTGATATTTTCCGTCAACTTTTATAGAAATTGGAACGTTATTTTGATCAGCATAAATTAAAGAACCCCCCGTATATTGAATCCAGCGCCCCTGTTCTATGACTTGTTGTTTATATTTTTCATTAACCAATTTTTGAAAAGCACCTTCAACGCTTGCGCGCGGGGAACGTATTTCTGAATTTTCCAAAGTTGAAACTATTAAACTTAAAGATGCTGTTGTATTATTAATGTCTATTCCTCGACCAAACATATCTAATTTTGGAACAGTAATTGGATTGTTGTTAAAAGATGTGGCTTGTTTTTGTTTAGTTAACAAATTTGAAATTGCTTTTTCAGATGCATCATCTGCGGTTAACCCTTTGTTCCATACTAAATATGATGCGTATTGTGTGGCTGGTGCAAACAAATCTGATTCAGTTCTTGAAACGTCTACACCTTGTAATTTGTATTCATTTAATTCGTTTTTTAAATTTGCTAAAACCATGTTTTGAAGATTGGCAAATCCTTTGCTATCCCCAGTAGAATTTGCAACCAAATCTTTGTAGTCGGATAATTTTATTTTTGTAGAATTTAAAAATTCACCAGATTGGGTGTATGTTTCAGGATTGTTGTACATTGTTAAAGCTAAAGGTATTTCTGATTTTAAACCATTTTTTTTCATATCTCGCATAGCAATATTAAAATTGTATTCGCTTCCCATATCGTTTCTTAATTGTAAAATTTCAGAAAACGATTGATCAGGCATTGCATTATTTAATGCATCTGCTAAATCTGATGCTTTCTTTTTTGTAAGCAAAGAAATGTTGCCCTCATCATAACCCATAATTTTTTGTTTATTTATTATGTATTTGAACAAATCAGTATGATCAGTATTTTCAGGGTCTGTAAACAATTTGTCTTTTATTGCTTTATAATCTTTGTCTTGAATAATTAATTGTACGGGGTCATCTTTTTTTAAAGACGCATATTGATTTAATTTTTTAATTTTATCGCTTAAAACATTTTGAGTTTCTGAAGGAAACTTTTCATTTAAATCGATGTTATTTAAATCTTCTTGAGCTTTGTTTATGTAATCTTGTTGCTGAGTAATCGGAACAGATTTAAAATACTCAACATCGCTATACGCTTGAGCTCCTAATAAAATTTTATGATCTAATTTCTCGTTTTCAATTGGAGATAAATTTGCTTGTAAAAAATCTAACTTTGTTTGATTTACTTTTCCTGTTGAAAACGATTCATTATATAAATCATTCTCAACTTCAACATGATTTGTTTTTGTTATTCCAACTTGTTGTGCGTAATTTTGATTAATTGTATCAAATTTAGTTTGAAGTGTTTTTTTTTCGGTCGGCGTAAAACTTCTGTTAACATCTTTAGATTTCATAACAGATTCTTCAAATTTTTTAGCGCTTTGTAATCGTTTTTCTAAATTTGGTATGTTTGGATCTTCAAATATTCTTTGATAATCACCAAGAGATTTGTATTCAATTAAAGATTGATCTAATAAGTTTTTTCTTCTAATGTAAGCTGTTCCACTTAAATTTGAAGTTACTGCGTCATTTTTTAATGTATTTGATAATTGAGAATGCAAAGTTGCGGCTTTTGAATAATTGCCGTCTTCTACTGCGTTATTCATTTCATTTAAGTTTTGGTCAAAACTTTGAGTCAAAACATTAATCATTGTTTTTTGTTTTTTATTAGTTAATTCTTCATTTAATGAAATAAAATTTTCTGTTTGCTGATGAGTTAATAGATTTTTAATGTACAACCTATTTTCTGCTGGCGTCGTTGCAATTGTGTTTTTAATATAATCTTCGGATTGCTCTTGGTATTTTCTTAGTTTTTCATCGTCAATGTTTATTTTTGCATCAGATTTTAATAAAGAAAGTTGTTTAAATGCATCAGAAGAAATTACCATCTTATTCGCTTCTAAAGCAGTTTTATTAAATTCTTGCTGTGCTTTTGTGTATGCAAAAGGAAGTTTTATGTTTTTATTTTCGCCATACACCGATCCTTCTGATTGTGCTTTTTGTAAATTTATTTGATCTGCTTCTGAAAATGCTTCTTTTGATACGTTTCCAAAAAGATCAGAATACGCATTAAATACTGATGATTTGTCAACAACAGGACTATCAGTTGATATTGCTACAGTATTTGAATACTTTGGAATTTCAGCCATTTTACACCGTTAATTCTGTTGAAGGATTATGATAATAAAACGAAGTAGCGTCTTTTCCAAGCTTTAAAGCACCTTGTGCGACTTGAATAGGAATAGTATCGTTTACATTATTTATGCTTTGATCAAAAGCGGCATTTGTAAAATAACTATTAAGATTGTCAGCGTTTACATCGCGAGAATAATCGTCTAAAGTGTTTTGCTGAATTGCTAAAAAATTTGAACTAGAAAAAGAACCTTGGTTTGCCGCTTGAACAGCTATTTGATGAGAAAACAATTTTTTAAGATTACGATTTCTTTCTATGTTACGCTGCCCTTGCGCAAGTTTTTCTTGTTCAGATTTAATTTTTAATGAAGCAGACTGCGCTTCAGAGGCTTGAACAGCGGAATAAGTACTTGCAACAGATGCTAATGCGCCAGCAATCATAAACGCTGTAAATGGGTCCATTTTTAAATCTCCACCTCAAATCCTATGCCTAAAATTAAAAAATCAACAGGCATGCTTTGTGTAATCACTAACGTGCTTTCTAAATCCCATCCCGCCTCATTTCCCTGGTATGAACCTGTCAAAAGCGGAACAGGAAAATTTAACACATTACTACCAAAGTACATCTCAGGGACTCTTGAGCCCCCAACAATTAAACCGTTTGTTTCGTAATAAGAAACAAATGACCTAACCATTCGTTTCGGCAAATACAATCTGCCACTTCCAATGATGTAAACTGGCACTGTTTCTAAATAAACATTAAGCTCAATACCAACTAAAATTTCTTTTGAAGGCCTTTCAATAGTGATTGAGCCGTTTGTAACAACCCTATCTTGCAATATAAAACCATCTCCAATAACCCAAACTTTAACTCCTTCTAAGCTGTTTAAATTAGAAACAACCGTTTGGGGAGACGAGTACGAATTATATATTGTTGAGTCCATTTTAACATCAAATGAAAATTCTTCCAACGTATATATGTACTGCCCATTTACATATCTTTGTACAGTGCAATAAATGTTGTTATCTACAGAGATTACTTTTAAAAATTTACCTTGGTTTGGTTTAAAATGATCAATTTTAGTTGCGTCTTGACCAGTAAATCTAAGAGACCAGCCAAGTATTTGATCGTCTAAATCTGATTGTAAAGTTGCAATTGAGCCGTCTTCATTAACGACAAATAGATAATCCGAATCGTCGTTATTGCTTCCTATTAATGCGGCCATGGAAACTGGGTTATTTATCAAAATAGACGCGTATTTTGATGCGCTAATTGATTTGTAATACGTGTCTGAACCCGAAATAATTAAAGACATTATTTCTTGACCACCTTTTTTTACATAAAAAGTTTGGTCGTCTAAAATAACTGGCGTAACATCTTCAGAGCCTTTTTTTGTTTGTATTCTTATTGAAGAGTTAGAGGCTGTAAACGGTTCATCCCAGGACTGCATTGTGCTAAATTCTGAATTTTCGCAAAATATTTGCAAAGTTTTATCTGCAACAATGTTTAAAATTTTATCAAATTTATTTGAACCAATTGTGTAAATTATAGCGTCGTCATCGTTAGATGAACCTTGGTCAAAGTTTGTTAAATCGTTAATTTTTGAACAAAAAATAGTTGACGGCAAAGAAGGTGTTCCGCCAAAGGTAAGCCTACCTTCGTACAAACAAACAGACTGAGGCCATCCACGGTCTTCTGAAAATGCTATTTCACCAAGAAAACAAGAAGCGCCTGAAACGCCCGTGTTTGTTGTCAGCAAAGAATCGTCAAAAGGACTTATTACGTCAACGGTTACAGATGTTGATGAAGCAAACGCAGTTATTCTAGCAACGCCTAGGGTTGCTGTTAAGCCGATTGACAAGAATAAACCACCAACATGGGCGGAATCAAAAACAGCAGTATTGCACGTTAAAGTTCTTCCAATGCCGACATTGTTTTCATTAATCTCAAATATAGACGTGTAATAATCTTTTCTGAAGTCAAATGCGGGCTGATTTTTAAAAACAATCTGACCAAATGTCCAGTCTATATCGTTATTTCCGTTGTGTGTTAAAATGTTCGGCGCGCTATCTTTGTGAACTAAATACAAGATGTTTTCTGACTGACAATATTTTAATTCAGTTATTTCATTGTCTGTATAAGAAATTGCAATTGTATGCACTAAATTGGTGGAAAAATTGTTAAATCTTCGATAAATTTTTAACGCTTCGTTTGTAAAAACAATTAAATATTTTTCACCATTTCTTCCCACAAATTCAGCTAAATTATGGTTTTGATTAATAAAATCGTGAAAAATTGTTCCGTGGCATTTTTTAACGCCGCCTTGCTTTCTTATGTAAACATTTCTAAGTTTTTTTGCAGACTTGTAATAAGGCGCCCAGTCCACATTTGCAAACATGCGGGGGTCTAATTCTCCGTGAGAAAAATTATTTTGTACGTATAAATTTGTCACATTAATACATCGCCATATTTAGAAGCAAAAATCGGATTTGATTTAATTACATTAGAAGGCTGTTGTTGTCCGTCTATATTTATTGCTCTTATTTTTTCAATTTTTGCTTTGTTTGCAAAAGCCATAGCCAAATCTGGTTTTTGAGTAATGGGCATAGCAAAAAGTTCGGCCATTTTATAAATTAAATAAGACTCATAATAAGTTGGTAATAAATCTTCTTTAACATAATGCGTATAATATAATTCAAGATTATCGATTAAATTAGAATAAAGTACATTCCCATAAATTTGATAATCGCAAAATGGTTCTAAATTATACGCTCTTAAAAAATCGCTTGGTAACTTATAAGCATTGTTATAGTAATTAAACATTTCACTATTTGAAATTTTTACTAACTTAAATTTTTTTAAAGCAAACAACCACATATTATCACAAAGAAAATTTGGGTAAAATAAATCATACAAAGCTGAAGCGCGTTTAATTACTTTAGATGAATCATTGTCAATAGATTGAACTTCATCTTGACCAAGCAACAAAAATGCAGCATTTAAAATTCGTATTTTTGATGTGGCCATTAAGTTTAAATCCTTTGGACGTTGTTCCCGCCGCTGTAATGAACATTAGCACCACCTGCAAGAATATTTCCGCTATAAACACACGAAGTAAGTGTTCCGCTCGCTGCTTGATCTAACACAAAATTACTTGTAGGTTTACAAGCTACAGCTATTGAATTTGTTGCGTTAAACGTAAAAACACCGTTACATGATAAATTGCTGCAAACAGATTCTGAACCATTAAACGCAAAACCATTTCCCACATGATTTGAATTATTTATTTTATAATGTGAATTTGAAGATATTGTATTAAAAACACCTTCCGAATCATCTATTGTTACATAATTAGCACAGTTTATTGTTGCACCAACACTTTTTGATATTTTTGCGTAATTTTGCAAAGATATAACAAAATTTTGAGGAAATAATACATTATTTGTAACGCCGCTAATAACACCGCCTAAGGAGGCCACAAGAGTAGTAGTAGGATTACCAACAGATTGATCTAATGAAATATTTCTTACATCCGAATAAGCATAAGAAGTTAATGAAGGTTTTGCTGGATCAAGAGAAAATGGGCCTACAAATTTTATTTTATTAACTGATGCATTACCAATGTTACAAACATCAAAAGTTTCACTTTCATTGGCTATAAATGTTAAATTTTGATAATAATCATTTGCATTTTGAGAATGAATTCCACAGCCATTTGTTTCTTCTAGCTCTTCCCAAATTCCATCATATGAAATTGTTAAAAGTCCAGCCCCTGATGACAGGGTTACATTGTTTGTTTGTAATGTATTAATAAAATTACTATTATATAATTTTAATGTATTATTTGAAGATGTGCCTTGAAACAATGCGCCAGATGACGTATTTTGAATTAGTATTTTTGAACCAGCATAACCATAAATTTGAACACCAATATCTGCATTAATGTAACTAAGATTTAAGTTATTGAATGTCCATTGGGAGAAATTTATAATAACAACATTTGAAGTAAGACCAATTAGTCCTGTGTCTATTGTTGGTCCATCAATAACAATAACGACTTGGTTGTTTTGATTATCATTAATAGCATCTTTTACAGATGAATATTGAGAATATGGCCCGTTTACTATTTTATAATACGTTCCCGCGCCTTTGCTTGAGCTTATTGCTGATATTGTAACTGGAGTTACATTGTTTTCAGAAGTTACTCGACAGTCTGCCCAATCTGAATTGTTAAAAATCCAAATTTTATCATTTTTGTAAAGCTCTTCATTTAATGAATTAAAATAACCTGGGGTTAGCATTTCATCTAAGGTATCTGTATTTGATCCGTACGATGTATAATCAGCTGACGCGGGTCTGTTTGTTGCACCGCCAATTATTCCACAAAAAGATTTTATAAATGACATAAAAACCCCGGTTTATTTTTTAATTAACGAATCACTGTATAATTTATCACTGTGTCATTACCCGGGTCAGAGCTATAATGAATCGCAACCTCTCCATTCAAAGAAACCGCCCTCAAAATTGTTCCTGCAAATGCCCCAACCGACCTCAATGTAACTAAAACAATATCACTATCAATAACTCCGTTTAAAGTAATTGTTTGAGCAGTTAATCCGGCAACACTTGTATACAATCCCGCTGTTACAATTTTACGTGTAAATACAGTTGTGTCAAAAATTAAACTAACTGTCACAGAGCTTTGAGTTATTGTATTAAAAAAAACAAAAACATAACCGTCTTGCGCCTTAATCCAAATTTTTTGACCAACCGCAATGTCTGGATTTTCTTTATCTAGACATAATTCTAAAAAATAATTTGCTGCAATGATAGTTGCGACTGAATCAGTATCGCTTATATAAGACCAATCCATCAATGCGCCGTAGGCGTTTGTCGCACCTGCTAAAACACCAAAATTTTTTTTAATGAAACTCATTTATTTCTCCTAAATTTATTCTTTACATAAGACACGAATAGCACCCAGCGGGTCACAAACTAAAGCTCCGAAACTTGCCGATGATATTGTTTCAGTTCGTAAATTATTAGGAACAGGAACCATTTGAACCATTGGGTCTTCTCTATAAATAACCGCCAACGCATCTCTAGCAAAACAAAAACTTGTTCTAATTCCATTGGAAATTGGCAACCCACCTTCTTTCATATCTGGCATTGCAATAATTTTAAAACCGCCAAATTTTTCAGGATTAGAAGTGGGAGCTACTAATGGCTTTCCGTAGTTAAAATCAGCAGAAGTATATTGTGTTTGACCAAGTAAATGTCCTAAACTTCTCCAATGCGTCACAAAATACAATTCGTCGCTATCAGCTGCATTTATTCCAAGCCGAACTCTTGCTTCAATTAATTTTTCGGTTGTTAAAAAATCGCCGTCATCTGGGATAAAATTTGTTACAACGTTTACATCTGTACCGGCATTAATAATTACTTGATCTTCTGTACGAGCCAATGCTTTAACATGATTTTTTGTCAAACCTTCTAACGCGCTTGCATTAAAATTTTTCTGATCAAAATCACTGATTGTAAGTTTTAAGACAAAATCTTCGTATACTAAAATCGGCGAAGTAATTACTGGATTTGAAGTTGGAATGTCAGCGTTGTTTGCGCCGTATTTTTGCATTTGTGATTGACCAATATACTTAAATTTAAACGCGTCTCCGACGGCGCCGTGTTGTTCATCACATACATTCGATAATCGTCTACCCGATTGATATTTTTGTTTAAATCTGTCAGAAAATTGTGGGCCATAAACCGCAGTAAAAGGGGATTGTTGAATGGTCATACCATATTACTCCAATAAAAATAAATTAATTAAAAGTTATTTTCAAACGAGTAAGCCGGTAATGTGTTTTCGCCCGCGATTAAGGGGACTTATACAAGTTATTCGGGAACGTTTTGAAACAAGTATTTTTAATACTATGCGTTAATATTACACTAAATAATAATAAAAACAACTATTTTTTGGTTAAAAAATGTATAATTTAATCTGATAGTTTATTGATTGACTCAATTTTCATGTTTGATTTGTGAATAGACGCAACAAGATTTATAACATCTACACCCCTGTTTTTTGATTCAAAAGAGCATTCTTGTAAATTATTTGGCAATGGATTTGTGTAATTGCCAATCAATTTATGATGTTTGTTTTTGACTAATAAATGCTTGGGAGATTGATTGTTTTGAACTCTATAACTCGTCTTCATGCAGCCAGATGTCAAACTTATCATCAGAAATATAGCCATTATTGCCCATAATTTTAACATAAACGTCACGATTTCCTTCATTTAAATTTCCTTTTAGTTCCATCTCAATCAAAATAACATTTTCTTTTTCTCTGTTTGATACAATTTCATCTATAATTTCTTGCTGAATAGAATGCTCAGCTTTTATTGTAAAATAATTGTTTATTGAATAAACAAAACAAATAACAAACATTAAAATTACGATGCAAGAGTATAATTTTAAACCACTAAACATGAACATTCTCCATCGTCCTGCGTTTAATTCCGTTTTTTATTATTGACCATAAGTCACTTTTTACAATCTCATCTTTGTACAAATAATATAACATATAAGGATAGCCGGGCCAAATGTATTTGCACCTGTTTAATTTTAAAACATCCTCATCGCTTAATTTTGAATCTGGTATTATTCGTGCGTCACAAAAATCATTAAGCATTTTTTCCATCAAATTGTTTGGTCGCCCAGGACCGAGATTTATTTGCGCAAGAATAACTGCTAATGCAATATTATCGTCTTGAATGTTATCTGCATTATATTTATACCAAAAATTTTCTTCGTAGAATTTTACAGCTTCAGCTTCTGACAAGTTTTTTAATTGCTCTTTTGTGATTTTTTTCTTTGAAACAGAATTGTAAGTTTTAAGAGTAATGCCATATTTTGTTGGTCCACCCGGGTCCCAGGCATGATCGTGATAAACCGCGCCCTCATGTTTTATAATTTTTGGAAAAATATAATGATGAAAACGGTATGATGAAAATGAATTTTGAAAAAAAATAACGCAAAACAAAAGCAAAAACATTTTAATTGTACATTTGTTTAAAAACAAGGTCTGGTACGATTTGACTTGTTGAAACCCTTTCATTTTTTAATTTATCCACAACTTGTGCGATTAATAAAAAAGCATCTGCTCCATCGGACGCCCAGTTGTGCTCTGGCGTGTCTTGGTAAACGCTCATAGCTTCGTTATATTTTGCATGATATTCGAGCAAACAGTCAAGTCCTCGTTGCACATTAGGTATTTTAAATTTACATATCGGGAACATTGCTTTTGCCATTTCAATAGCCAAAGCTTTTTTTTGTATTCGCTGAACTGGCGTTTCAAATCTGATTCCAAGGCTTCTAGCAATTTCAACAAAGCTTTTAGAATGAACCCTCATTTGAGCTGCGTCATGAGGGCTGTAATGCGCTTTGTAAATAATTCCGTTTTTTGAAGCAAAAGTATTTACCCATTCCACATAATGCGACAAGTCTTCAAATGCATTTTCATAATAACCAATCAACCTGACTTCACCCATGTGCATCTGAACCACCCAAATTGCCGTGGAATCTCTGTATCCAATATCCCAAAAAGTGTAAGTTCGTAGTTTAGGGTCAATAGGAAAGTCGCATACACGCCCACTTTCGCGCGCATTTTTAAGTTGTTTAGAAAAGTAAGCGCCGGAACTTGAAGCTGTCCACGAAAGATAAAGTTCCTGCTGTATTTTGTTATCATCCCAACCAATGTTTTCTATGTTTTCTATTGGGAATAACTGGTTTCCTTCGTTGTCTTTAGTTTCGTCGATTGATTTGTATTGTGAGTGCCAAATTTCAGGGTTAGATTGTGCTATTTTAAACAAGTCGTAAAAATGATTTTGACCACGAGGAGTTGAAATTATTATCTCAATCCCTCCGTTTTTTTGAATCATTGGTAAAATATAATCTCTAGCGCTTGGGTTTTGTTTTGCGTATTCGTCAAAAGTTACCATAAACGCGCCGGCACCAGTTGCGCGTTCAAACGCGCCGCCGTCGGACCCCATAAGCCTAATAATTGAATTGTTTTTAAGCGTAACCTTCATTTCTTGATTGTTAACGTGTTTAATTAAGTGCGTTGGAATATGGTCTAAAAATCTTTTTCCACCTTCTACAGCGTCCCAAACAGCTATTTTTGCTTGGTTAATTTTTGGAAATACAATAATGTAAAGCCCAACAACAAGCTGAGCCATGGCAACGTTTGCATTAATTGAAGCTTCTGTTTTACCTGCCCGCCTGTGCCAAACCAGCAAAATGTGTTTTTTCTTTTCGTAAAAAAGAGCGTTCCAAAATTGTTTCTGATGATGATAAAATTCGATATTGTACGGAAAATGTATGTTAGACATTAATCTTTATACCCCGTAGACAATTCCTTGATTTAATTTTATTTCTTTAATTTTAAAAAAAAGATTTGAAGAGTTTTTACTAATTTTCCTGTAGTTTTCGGCTTTTTTTAAATTATCAAACGCAGCTACAACAACGCCTTCATCAACACACACGTATATTGTCATAAATTTTCTCAAAGTTTAATAAAAGCCATGGCGCCAAAATACGGGGGCATATTGTTATGAGGAACTGCGCCGCCTGTTGAGCTGCTTGTAAACGTTCCAGATGTGTTTCTATTGTAAAGCGGTCGACCGGAATTGTCACTTGTTACGTCATTTCCATTGGGTAAACTTAATGTGTGATTATGAGGTGGCAAATTACTGATATCAATTAAAGTTTCCTGGCCACCAAAATACTCTCCCGCAACAATTACGTCATCGATTAATTGAACTGTATGAACACCCGTTCCGTTGTTTGTAATAGTAACAAATACTCCCGCCACAGCGTTTGCTGGCGAATCTGAAAGCTTAAAAGTTGACGAAGAAACGTTAAACACATAATAAGTCGTCAGCGGTGAAAGGCCATTTGGCAAAGTTCCCGTTGATGACACATTTACAGCTTGATAGTCCGCAAACCAAAGTTCAGTTGCCGGTGTTGCCATTGTAAATAACCCGGTTGTAAAATCAGATGTAAATACATTCTTGTTTAAAACTGCTTGACCAACAGTAAACGGCGCTCTCCCCACAACATTTGGCAAAAAAATCGACTTATTAGCTACAAAATCAGCAGCAGCAGACGCACCGCGACCACCAACTACCTCGCAATAACTGTCATCCACCAAATCCCATAAGTATGTAAATAAGTTTTGCGTATCGTTATTAGCTCTAACTGTAGCGCTAGAAGCAGCATTTCCTATGGTTCCTGTTTGCAATCTTAACCAACCCGCAGAAGCCGCCACAGCGTCTGGCGTAAATGCAAAAGAAATAAACCCAGTTGGCAGTGCAGCCGCTAAAACAGCGGCGTTTAGCGTGTTTAACGAGCTTCTTACAGTCTCTGATGTAGTTGTAGTTGTATTGTAATAACCAACCAAGCCCGCTCCATCAGTTCCAGCGTCCGCATTTGCTAAATCGGCGCGTAAAGTTGATGCGTCTATGTTTTCTTCAATAGATGTAGCAACTAAATTGCCCGCATTGTCAGTCGACCAAATCGGGATATCAGAACTTGTGTGCGCCGGTAAATCCGGAAGAATATTTGCGCCACGATTAGGCGGAAGAAAATCCGTGTTTTGATATTTTAAACCAAACCTGTAAATCCACATTTTTATTTGTTGACCCATCGCCGTTAATCTGTCTAACTGATTATTAAGCATTTCAGAATTAAGTTCAGCGCCTTGAAAGTCAGTGTCGCGCTCAAAAGGCATGTCCATCATTATGACTATTTTGTCTCCAGCTGTAGTGCCGCTTGGAAATACAGAAGGCGAAAGATTCACAAAACGGGCAGGAGACTCAAAACCTTCGCCTTGTACCGTGTAATCAACACCATAAATTAATTTATCATCGTTATCATCTGGCGTATCGCCAAAAGGGGTTCTGTATACTGCCAAATCTGAACCAAATTCGAACACAAAAGAAACAGAAAACTGATAATTACCAGCGGATGCTGTGTAAGTATCTATCGGTAAAAATGAACTAATTGTCATATAACTCTCTCTTAAAATACTTTAATATCGTTTTCATGTTGTTTCTTTAGATTGTTTTTCATTCTATGACCGTATTGTGCGTCTAGTTTATCAACAATTGCTGAATGAAACAATTTTTGATAAGCGTCTTTAAAAAACCACAGGTTCGGTAAAAAATGCTTTTCAAGATACAGATACGTCAACAAAGCGCCACCTTGATGATATGTTGAATCATTTTTGAACGGAAGTTCAGACATTTTCTTTAAATACGCATACGTATCATCAACTAAACCAGCCGTAGGACCGGCTAAATCAAGCAGTTTTGTTGTGCTCGCGTCTGATTTGTAGTCATGTAATAAATCACCTAGCAAACCGGCAGAACCTCCACGCAAAAATGCTTGCTCCCACGTTTCTGCTGAACGCGGGTCGGGTAAATATCCTGCTCCAAGTTTACCTATTGCATAAGAAACATAGCCGAGACCAGTCGACATGACCATAAATTCTGCCAATACTCTGTACATTCCGTTGCCGTTTTTAAGCGATTGAAACAAATTATCTTGTCCGTTTTCCATCAACGCTCGCCCAATAGTTCCATCTAAAACACTAATCGGGTAAGCCTTGTACTGCATAATAGAGCGCCATATTTCACCAATCCACGTCCCTCTTTCTGAGCTTAAGTTAATCATTCCGCGTGTTCTAGCGTTGCCCTTTGGCTGCGCAAGCTCTGTTAAATCAACAAAATAGTTTCTAAGCATTTCTTCTACAGATTGTCTGTTTGCTTCAATTAATTCTGGTGTAATCTCAGCGTCCGGAGTTGTTTTTTTAATGTAGTTAGCTAAAGATTCTTCGCTAAAATGAGTTGCCAAGTCCGGCGTAAGATAATCTTTGTCTGTAATGCGCATGTATTCTTTGTTTTCTTGAAACAACTCCCATTCGTTTGAGTCAATACCGTATCGAAAAAGAGTTCTTTGTGTTTTTTCATTTATAGAAGCAAAATCTTTGTCTATTTGTACTCCTAATTCTCTTGCAAGCGCAGTACCAAAAGTTTTACGCAAATGATTGTCCCAGTGCTTAATGCCTGTTAACGTGAAATATCGATTAATTGCTTTATCAAAAGTGCCGGCATCACCGTCCACGCCGACTAATTCGTTGCGATATTGACTGAAAAGGGTGTCAGTTAAAGTCCCAAGTGATTCAGAAACAATGTTTGCTTCTTCTAAATTACTAAACGTCAACGCTTTCATTGCATTATAATAAGAATCAAAAAAGCCAGAGCCATTTATTCTAAGTTGAGCTCCAAGCTTTGCAACGTCGGGCAAAGAACTCACAACAACGCGCCCAAGCTGCATCATAGCGTTAAATGTTTTGATGCCGTTGAATATGTTGCCAAGCGTCACATTCACAG